GTATACGAAGGTATATTGAGTTCCGGGGTTACCAGTAGGCCAAATATTGATATTGGGCAAGAAATTGTTATAAATCAAAGATCCTGCTGAGTGGGTAGCGGCAGTCGTGCCGTTCTGACCACGATAGCAATTTAATAACTGGTTAGCATTACTTGAGTTAGCCGTTCCAATATTCTGATAAAGAATGGTTTCGCCATCAATATTAATGTATCCCTGCGTCCGTAGATTTTGGGTAGAGGTTACATAAATAGTGGTATCGGTAGCGCTGATAGGGTATCCGCTTGCTACTGAAGTAACTGGGGTAGCATCTACGTTACCTGATTGGCGATCAATCCAAACCTGAATAGGACGTCCATAGGCGTTCTTGGTAGGGATTGTTAAATAGGTATCCCCGGAGATCCGTGTGATGTTAATGTCGACCTGATTTTGGCCTGAGCCTTGACGTATGACGTGATCGTATAAATCAATGGTATCTACGGGAATAGGATAGCTAATTTGACCGCCATTAATATTAATTGGGATCTGACCTTGTTCGATTGTCCACAAATTAATACCACGGTTAGCCCACTCAATGGTGAGCATATTAACGCTACGGGAGGCTGTTCTAAAGTCGTAACCAGAGCGTACTTGTTGACCACAACGCTCAAAGGCTTCCTCAATGAGGTCGCCCATGTCTAAGTTAAATAGCGCTGTGCCTGAAGTAGCCATTACTTAGCCTTTTTAGCAACTTTGGTTGCTTTTTTAGCAACGGGTTTTTTAACAACTTGTTTACGAGTTGTAGCCTTTTTTACCTGTGGGCGTTTCTTTTTTTGCTCAACAGGAAAAGGCCAAGCTGCAATCTCTGCTTTAGGAAATACAACTTCTTCCTCTGGCTTTCTAAAGAGATTTAGTACTTTTTTTATTAGCGTTTTCAATTTCTAATCCGATCCTAATAATGAATAAGTCTATGATAAAAAATGTATTGGTATCTTTTCCATCTACTATCTCAAACCCTAGGCATACACCCTTGAGGAAATAGAGATGGATAGCCCAACTCACTTTTTAAAACCTTTTAGGGTTTCCGCCAGCCTAGCCCGCTTACCCACCTTGCCGGGTTTCTTTGCAGCTGCAGCTAATTTGGCTGCCGGAATCTTTTTATCTTTTGCTACGCCTAATTCTTTTTTCAAAGATCCGGGTTTTTTAATAGCTTCTTGAATCCATTTTTCTGCCATTATTTTTTCCTCGCTGCTCTCATGTTATCAACTAGGTTAGGATATGGTCTACCTGCTGCTTTAGCCATAGCTTTCGCACTAGCCTTCTTAGCAGGGGATAGCTTCTTAGGCTTGCCTAATCCTTTTGGACGAGCTTTATCCCAGACTTCTCCGCCTTTTTTGTACATAGTCACATCGTCTGGATTATCTTTCCGAACAATGGTCTTTGCTTTGGGCATCTTGGATGGAGCTATTGCACCCATCCCACGAGAGGCTCGCATTACTTCGCCTTTTTACCCATGTAGCCACCACCGCACATAGCTTTTACATGCTCGTGATGCATTTTGTGATCTTCGTGACCGTAATGCTTGGCAACTTTATCTTGCTCATGCATATGGTCGTGATCTTTGCCATAGTGATGTTTTACATGATCTACGTTGTGTTTGTGTTCCATAATTTTTCCACCTTTTTTCATTGCTGCGGGCGTTGTTACATCACCCATTGGATTTACATTGGGAATATTCTGTTCGGTTGTGCCAAACATTTTATAGTCCCGCTCTGCCTCTTGGCGAATGCCACGCTCTTTGTTAGCCTTCATGTAGGCTTCACGCTTGGCTTTCTCTTTGCCAGTTTCAGTGTATGCCATGATTATTTGCAGTTAATGCAAGGACCGTTACCGACTGTGTTACCAGCCATCTTTGGATACTTGGTCTTTGTCTTGCCACGCTCTGCAATACCGTCAATACTAGGAGCGCCAGTCTTAACTTTGCCCATAGTCATTGGACCCATTGTTTCTTTTTGAGATACTTTTTTAATTGCCATGATTATTTCCTAACTTTTCCACCAGTTTTTTTGCCAGTGTATTTGTTTAAATTAACATTTGGAACACTTTTTTGTTGCCCCAAAATGCTTCCAGACCTTGTCTCTTGACGGTTAATCATACCTTTACCGCCACGAGTAACGCCAACACCACCACCTAAACCAAACTTCTTACCCTTATCAGCTGCTGCAAACTCTTTACCAACCGACTGCTTAATTCCTACTTTTTTAGCAAACGCTTTATTATGCGCTACTGCTTCCATCAAATTATGTTGCTTTTTACTCTTGCTTGGCATTACTTATGCCCCTCAATGAACCTATCTAGTTTAGCTTCAATGCGGTCAAAACGGTTAATAATTTGATCCATGTCATTACGTACTTCAATCTTGGTAATGTAATCACGGGCTATTTCTTCACGGGTTTTGTTAACAAGAATAGAAATGCGATCTAAATCGTTAAATTTCTCTTTAATAAAATAACCCATAATACCTAGTACTAGTGTTAAACCAGCATTCCAAAATTGAAGCATATAGTCCATATTAACATTTCCAACGCTTTAAGCTAGCTGCTTTACGGGTCGGTTTGCCGTTTTCATCCTTCATTGGACCGGGCATACCAGACATCCTTGCACAAAAAGACTTCTTACGTGCGCCACCTTCAGGTTGCGGAGCCTTTAAATGAGACCCCGTTTCCCGATTATATTTTGCACGACCTTTGGCGGTAAGACCAGCACCTTTTGATACTGGGAGCTTTTCACCTCTACCAACTGCAAGTGATGGGCCTTTTTTCTTAGTTGCCATATTAGCTACCGTTAGAAATTAACTTACCAATCACAATAACGCCAGCTGCAATACTTCCAGTATTTGTTTTTAATTGCCATTGAACATCAGATTTTTCTTGATACATAAATGGATCTGAAGACCTATTAGCTGTGTATATAGAAACGAATGGTTGTTGCAACAGACTATAACTTACACCAGTAAGGTTGTTGCCAACTTGTACGTTGTAAGTAACAATAGTAGAGCCAGTATAACTATTTGAAGTATTTACTTCTACCCAGTCTAAATAGAAAGTATTGCCAGCTGGTACTGTATAAATTGTGCTTTGAGACTTACCAATACCAGCGTTAATTTGGGCAAGAATATTGGTAGTTTGCTTAACGGTAATTGTTCCAACGTTAGAAGTTTGACCAGAAGCTACGCCAACCATATTTAAACTATTAACTCTTAAATATTTATTTTGGGTTGTTACACCAGTTGTTCCATTTAATACAACAACTTCAGAAACTGGGTTAAAGTTTGCATCTAAACCATTGATAATAAAAGCGGCTGGGCTTACATCAGTTACAGATGTGCTAGAACAAGTTAATGTTGTAGCTGTAGTTGGGAAAGTGTAAGTTGTAGCATTTTCCCAAATAGGAATAGATGTTGCAGTTACGGCTGCTTGATAACCAAAAATACTTACAGTTTGATGACCAGCAATTTGACCACGTGCTACTTGTAAATCAAAAGGCTCAGTTTGACCTGAACGGGTAATCGACATTACCGAATTATTAGTACTCGGTATTCCACTTGGGCTTTGTGCCATATTAATCTCCTAAAATTTAAAGAAGGGGACCGAAGTCCCCTAGGGAATTAATTAGTCAAAGTTACCGTATGGGTAGGTTGTCGCATTACCAATGTTCATATCTTGTTGTATGTAGCGTAATGACACAGCAATTTGACCAGCAGATACAGTAGTTAAAGAGCTTGCAGTAATTTTCAAAGTTACAACAACTTGGCTAAACCATGTAGGTTGCTGACCGGGCTGAATGTTTTGAACGTCTTGTAATGTACCATAGCTGTTATCCAACTGTGTACCAGTAAATGTACAGGCTGTACGACCTACTGCAGTAATAGAACCAAAGGTTGCATATACGCCAGCAGTAGTTGCAAACTGGTTAGAAACGTATGGTTGAATTGCAGTAGCAGTTACACCGCCACCAGTTGGCAATGTGCCAACGTCAATATCAAGAGAATAAATATTTGAGCCTTGTGGGATCAAAAAAGATACACCACGATAAATGGTTCCTGAAGTATCAGCTGTTGGGGCAGTCGCAACGGTAGGACCATTGGTGCTGTAGCTACCACTTTGTGGTGTCCAAATAGTTGCTGGACCGTTAGGAATGTTTTCAGAAGTAACAAAAGTACCAGATGCGCCACCGTAGTTAGCGGTGTTTGGTTGAGTAACAGCAAAATCTAAAAATGCTTGTTGAAACAAAGCCATGTAGCCAACATCACGTTGTGGGCCAAAACGATTATCACCAGATAGAACTGGACCTTCAAATGTACTACGTCCCATAATGGACTCCTTATGCAAAAGTACCTATCCCGATCTTTGCATCGTCTGCTGGGGCAGTGGTGGAATAGGTGAATCACCCAGATGTTGTAATTCTACACGAAAAATTGCGTTTGCAAAATAATTTCGTATACAATCGGGCAAATGAACAAACACCTCACGAATCAGGTTCAGGCCCTTTACAACCGAGCTTTAGCGCTAAAAAATCAAGGGCAAGCACAAGCATCTTTAAACGAATGCGACAAGATATTAACGCTTGCTCAAAATCAGTTTGATGCTTTAATCTTAAAAGGAATCATTCTCAGTGAACATGGCAAACACATAGATGCACTTCTTTTATTTGACGAAGCTTTAAAAATCAAAAAAGACCCTGCAATTCTTAATAACCGAGCCAATATTTACCAGCAAATGAAACAATTTGATCTGGCTATGGACGATTATGACGCTGCAATTAAGCTAAATCCACGGTTTTTAGAAGGTCATTACAACAAGGCTAACTGTTTTAAAGAGACAAATCAGTACCATGAAGCCATTGTTTGGTATAAAAAAACCTTAAAAATCAACCCTAAATACTTCCATGCTTGGAATAATATGGGTCTTTGCTGCCAATCTATTCAAGATTTTGAGGGTGCTTTAGCGGCTTGTCAGGAAGCCGTCAAGATTGAACCAAATAATTACGTCATTTATAACAACATGGGGTTTACCCTACATGTATTGATGCGTTTAGATGAGTCGATTGCAGCGTTCAAAAAGTCCATAGAACTCAATCCAGAACAGACAGATTCTAAGTTCAATATTGGATTTGTATATCTTTTAAAGGGTGATTTAGAAAAAGGCTGGCAAGGACATGAGGAACGATGGAAAAACAAGTACCGACCAGCTGCTTTACCAAGAGTTTGGAATGGCGAGGATTTAACAGGCAAAACCATCTATATCGTCCATGAGCAGGGACTAGGCGATACCATCCAATTTATCCGTTATGCAAAGCAATTAAAGGCTGCAGGAGCCGCCAAAATTATTGCAGGGGTCAAGCCAGAGATAGTTAAATTGGTAAGCTCTATGCCCGAAATAGACGTTATTAACGCTGATCCTAAGTTTATTCCAGAATATGACTATCAGTGTCCTATGATGTCGCTCCCATATGTCTTTAAGACTAGGGTACATAACATCCCCTATGAGCCGTATTTTAAAGCTGACCCTGTAAACGTTTCCAAATTTGCGGAAATGATGGGTCCAAAAACTAAGCTACGGGTTGGCGTAGTTTGGTCAGGTGGATTCCGTGCAGACCAACCTGAGATCTGGGCAGTTAACGAAAGACGCAATATTAAGCCTGAAAAACTAGCCGAAATCTACAACCCAAATGTTGAGTTTTTTAACTTGCAGTTTGGGGCAAAAGAACTACCTTTCCCTATGGTTGATCTGATGGGTGAGGTTAAGGACTTTTCAGATACTGCCGCCATTATTGAAAACTTAGATCTAGTTATTTCCGTAGATACCTCAACGGCTCATGTTGCGGGCGCTATGGGCAAAGAGGTTTGGATGCTAAACCGTTTTGATACTTGCTGGCGCTGGCTAGAAGACCGCAAAGATTCCCCTTGGTATCCTAGCTTTACCATTTATCGTCAAGATAAGTTTAATAATTGGGACAATGTCGTTTCCAATATCAAGCGGGATTTAGATGCAAGAGCAAAATAATCTGCTTTTTTATAGCGAAGGAGGAGTTGGGGATACTCTTCAGCATTTGCCTTTTATGGTGCTAAATAAGAAGGCTCGTTATTGCATGATGAATCATTACAAGGGAGCTAAGGAGCTTTTAAAGTCTTTGGGGATTAAACCAGAATACACGTTTTATTACAAAAATGACATTCAAAAGTTAGATTTGTTAAGAGGCATGGGTTTAAAAACTCCTATGGAGTCTTTGCCTAGGACAAAGTACTTTAATTACAACCCATTCCCAAAGCAAAAGCCGTTGTTTGAAGATAGCAAGCCTGTGCTTGGCGTTCACTTATGCGGAAGTAAATTTTCTGCGGATACCTATATCAAAAATGGTATGGCAACCAAAACTATTCCAGCAGATATTATTCATCAATTAAGTCATAAATATAATGTGATGCTTTTTGGTCTACCCGAAGAAGTTACTATACTAAATTTAAAACAGTCTAATAACTTGAAATTTGTTACTTTTTTAGATATTGCCAAAAGCTTATCTTATGTAGAGCAGTGCCATGCCGTGGTTGGGGCAGATAGCTCAATTAAAACCATGAGTGCCATGCTCAAGATACCAACCTTTGTTTGGCTAGCAGACCATGCGGATTATTTTAGGGATACGGTATTTATTAGCCCATATGTGGATGATGGGGTAATGAAGACGTATCGGTACAAAGACGCCTTTAAAGAAGTTAACGAGGGCATAAAAGCAACGCAGGACTTTTTGAAAGGGATTTTATGAACTATGTTATATCTTTAAAACGCACTCCAGAGCGTCTTAATACATTCTTAAACAACAACCAACACATGGATTTTCAGATATTTGATGCCATAGACGGATCTGATTTACAGCCATTTGGTAGTTATAACAAATATGCTCGTGCAAATGCCCTATCCCATATTGCTCTTTGGAAGTTATGCGCATCTGGTGACGAAGACTTTTTAATTTGCGAAGATGATGCTGAATGCCATAAAGATCTTCAGAGAGCTTTAGATGGAATGAAAGCTGCTAAACATCCATATGATTTTGTAGCTTGGGGATGGAACTTTGATGCCGAGCTTTTTGCTAGTATCTATCCAACATTAAGCCCAGTAAGCATGAGGTTTAGCCCTGAGCATATGGGTAAAAATAAACAACATTATTTAAATAATCCAGTTGATCCTGTGTTTATGCAACTTCACTACTTGTTTGGTAGCTGTTGTTATACGATCAGTCCAGAAGGAGCTAAACGGTTCTTGGAGATTCTTGACCCATTAGCGGAAACTGTTACTGCCGATATTCCTAATATTCGTACTTGGACATTTCAGCCTATGGGTATGGATTGCGCTATGGCTGCGGCATTCTGTAAAACTCTTAGTGCTGTATGCTTTCCTCCTATGGCATTGACTATGAATGACCATACAATCAGCACAGTGCATGGCAAATATGACCAAGCTTAATCTAGGCTGCGGTGGCAACATCTTTCCCGGCTACATTAACGTTGGCTGGGAAGATGGTAAGCTAGACTCAGATATCTATTTAAATGTAGATTTAAGTAAACACTTTCCATTTAAAGACGTGGAGGTTATTTACAACTGTCACTTTTTAGAACACTTAAGTTATTACGATGGGATTGAGTTTTTACGCAAGTGTTACACAGCCATGAATGACGGCGCAGTTATGCGGATTTTGGTTCCCGATTTGGCTCTGTGGTGCTTAAAGTATTTACAGCATGACAGAGCATTTTTGGATGCCTACCGTAATGCTTATCTTGGACCAGACTATCCAACCGATGGTTCCATCTTTATGGGAATGCTTCACAACCACGGACATAAGATGGGTTGGGATTATGAAACGCTACATTTTTTATTAAATTGGTGTGGATTTAAAGAAATAAAACAAACTAAATACCGTGAAAGCTGTCTAACAGATATTGAAATGTTAGAGCCAGTTAATCCCGGACGTGAGTTAGAAAGCCTCTGCGTAGAGTGCTATAAATAAAAAACCCCCGCTTCTTTAAGGCGGGGGCTAAACCCTCACGAGGTTTGTAGCTTTGTGAGCTATTAGTATGAACCGTATACGCCCAATGGGTCAGAAACACCAAAGGAATAACGCTCACGAGACTTGTAACGAACGTTACCAGTATCGAAGTCGCCGTCCATGCTGTTCTGCAATGGAATACGTACAAAGTGCTTCAGTCCGTTTGGAACATCAGTGGTCAAGAACCATGCGTTGGTAGCGGTCAAGAAGTGGTTAATTGTGTAACCTTCTGGAACGGAACCGTTGTTCTTGATTGCGTTGATGTCGTTGTTGTTTGTACCAACACGCAATTCAGTGTCGAGCAAACGAGTTGCAACAAACTGTAATGCAGGTGGAACAACCAATTTCTTAGGACGTGCAGCGATCAAAAGACCACGCTCATCTGTCCATGCAGCGATTTGAATAACAGCATTTTCCAATGCAGTTTCGTTCAAGTCAGCAGGAGTAGATGGAGTGTTGGCGTTAACACCACCAGAGATCAATGGATGTGCTGTAGAAAACAATGCCTGACCGTCACCATAAGTAACTTGGCTGTTGAAACCGTTGTTCAATACTGCAGCAGCTTTAACCTGCTTGGTGTAAGCCATAGCACGAGCTAGACCTTTGGTGTAGCGAGCTGATAAGGAATCATAGAGGTTGTCCTCGATTGCCTCTTCAGTCAAGCTAAAGCCAAGGGCGATAGTTTCGTGGTTGTAACGAGCTGTCCATGCTTCTTGCGCATTGTCGTAAGCGATGGCTTGGCCTTCGTTCTTGACTGGTGCAGCGCTAAAGCCTGACAGTTTTGTTTCTTCTTCGAATGAACGCTCGGAGGTCTCTGTTTCGTAGATCTCTTTGTGTTCTTCACCATAGCGAGCGTACTCAAGTCCGAACAAAGCGTTCAAACCGGGGAGCAACTCTTTTAATAGTTGGGCACGTGAAATAGCCATTTGTTAGCTCCTTAATTAAACGCCAGTGGCATTGAAGTAGCTATGGTAACCGAAGTTCCATGTTACTAATGCTTCTGGGTAGCCAGTGAATGAGAACTGCACTGCAGATGATTGAGCTGTTGAAACTGCTTGGCTCAAAGTAACTGTAGTACCGTTGACGGATGTAACCCAAGTATTGGAACCAGCATTGATGCCGGGGCCAGCTACTACCATACCTGCTTGAATAGCGGTGTTAGCAGCAGACAAAGTCAAGGTTGTGCTTGAAGTTGTAGCGTTACCGGAGACGGTAACAGCAGAAGCTGTAACGAGCTGAACAATACGGAATGGAGCGGTTGTGGTTAATGGGCTAGCTACGCCAGTACCGATAGCGGTAGTAGCAATAGCGATACCAGCAGATGAATCACCAGTAGTTGTTGAGCCAGTGTTGCTATTAGCATTACCTAAGTAGTAAGCATTAGAACCAACGAAAGCTGGGTTAATGTACTGGATGGTAGAGCTGTTAGAACCTTGGGACAATACAACTGCTTGGAACACTGCTTGAGGATCGTCCACTACATAACCAATCGCATCAGTAGCAGTTGTACCACCCTGCCAATATTGATAACGATTCTTACCGTAGATAGGACCGCCAGTTGTTGAGTACTCAGCACCAACGAAAATACCGATAGTACCAGCAGTACCACCGTTAGCAGTTGTTGGAGCTAGGGTTGAAGCAACCAGTGTACCTGCTGCTGTGCCAACACCAATTTGAACAACGTCGCCGTTGTACAAGCTAGTAGCATAGCCATTGTAGATCGGGAACATGCGGGTAGAACCAGCAAATACACGACCACCAATGAGGTTAACTGGCTTTAGACCGTAAGGGGCCGAAACTGTAGGATAAGCCATTTAAATCTCCTAAAATTATTAAGAACCTTTTCCAAAGGTCACCGAGGATTTCCGTTCCATAAAGATTGGCATTCTCGAATCACTTTGGCGCATAAGATTATTATCTACAGCTTCCGCTTGTTGTGCCGTCTGGTTATTTTCATATTCCAT